TGGGTTATGAGTATGGTGAAGGTAACGATCAAGCATGGTCAGATGCAGATAGAGAGTGGAAGAAAACAAGATCTTTCATCTGTCTAACAAGTGCATATACAGTACAGTATGCTCTAGCAGTCTCTGCACTTAATAGTGATAGTGAGTTTACTATCGAGAAAGAAGATTACACCAAGGCAGACATCAAGAGAGCATTCACTAAGTCTCTTAAAGGTAAGAAGATGAACAAGAAGATCTTATCTTCATTCATCGAAAGGATAGCGTAATTGTTACGCTTCCTTAACACATTTGACATTCAAAATTAAATGTGTTATAACTATACTCAGCACTGACCGAAAGGAAAGTCGTTGTTCTGAAAAGGATGACATGTAAATTAAATAGGAGATAGCTTATGTCTATTAACATGAGTGAGTTACGTATGCTCACTGATATCGTCAATGATCCTTCATTGGCAGAAGTACGTAAAAAGTTTAAAACAGGTATTGCTAAAGATAGGAACGGTAACGTAAAGAAAAGACTGATACGAGGTTGTAGAAGATCATCAGAATTTGCCATTCCACCATCAATACAAAGAAAGATAAGTGGTAACGCAATAATATCTTACAAACAATTTGATCCACAACTGGCAACAGTTGTTGTTGCATCCGTCCGTCCTGAGAAATTAGGAGGGGGACTTATTGACATTGATGGTCAACATACTGCTCTTATGGGTATTCTCTCTGGAGAGGATCCTGAGTTAGATACATTAGAACTACATCATGACCCTGATGCATCTCTAGAAGAAGTGATGGAGCAAGAAGGCATCTTATTCAAGAAGTTGAATACAGAGCGTAAGAACCCATCTAAACTCGATGTGATTCGTGTTGATATTTTCTTAGGTAAAGAAGAAGCAATACGTTTTGAAACAGTTCTCAATGCATGTGGAATACAGGTCGATGGACTTGGTGATCCAGATGGTGATGTACTCAGTACTAAGAGTGGTTCACGTATCATCAAAACTGTAGAACAGTATGGAGAAAGTTACAGTGCATGTATCGTTGCTGCATGTAACCTTATCAGACAACACTGGGCAGATCCTACAACTGGAAGAGTAAGTGATATGAGAGATGATCTCATTCATGGTCTTACAACTTTCCTTGCTATGATTAAATATGCAGGTAAAGTAAAAGGTTATGCAGGAAACGGTCTTGATGAAAAGAAAGAGTTTGTCACCAGTTGGTTGAATACACACATGGGATCAACTTCTATGAGAAAATACCATCACAATAGTGGCGGTGGTAATACTCACTTCAAGATTGCTCACACAATACTTAATGAGTATAACTGGTGGGTTGAAGGTAAGGCACCTAAGATGAGTATTAGTCATGACTACTTCCATAAGCATGGTGTTCTAGATCCTAGTGTGGTCATGCCCCAATTAGATGCTAATGGAAATAAGGTAAACATACCATCATTTCCTGCAGACATTAAGATTAGATAAACCAATCAACAAACTGGCACATACCCCCTTCACAGGGGGTATTTTTTTGGTATACTTAATATATACAAAACAGATTTCAACTTTTTATTATGCCTTTCGAGAGAAAACTATCCGTCAACTTCGTTGATGAATTACGTGAACAATTCGGTAATGAGATAGATGCTTCTCATGTCAAGAAATTTGCGACAAGTCAAGGATGTGCTTACCCTACAGTTGCACGTAAATTAAAAGCATTCCAAGTAAAGAAAGGTTCATGGAACCTATCAGTAACTGAAGGTAGAGAGATACTTGAGAAAGCACTCTCAGCACCCACTGTATTGCCTTCAGTTGAAAGAAACTTAGTACCTAGTCCTGATACTACCTTCGTACCATTCGGTAATTTCAATGATGTTAAGAAGGTTATTTCTTCTAAGTTATTCTATCCTATGTTCATCACAGGTCTATCAGGTAATGGTAAGACATTCTCTGTAGAACAAGCATGTGCTAAGGCAAACAGAGAACTCATCAGAGTAAATATTTCTATCGAGACAGACGAAGATGATCTTATCGGTGGTTTCAGACTTGTTGATGGCAACACAGTATGGCACAACGGTCCTGTAGTAGAAGCACTTGAGAGAGGTGCAGTTCTATTACTTGACGAGATCGACCTAGCATCTAATAAGATTCTATGTCTACAATCTATCCTTGAAGGTAAAGGTGTCTTCCTTAAGAAGATTGGTAAGTTTGTACAACCTTCTAATGGGTTCACAGTTGTTGCAACTGCTAACACTAAGGGTAAAGGTTCAGATGATGGTAGGTTCGTAGGTACTAACGTACTTAATGAAGCATTCCTAGAAAGGTTCCCTGTTACTTTTGAGCAGCAGTATCCATCACCAGTATCAGAGCAGAAGATGCTTGAGATCCTCAACCCTAAGGATGAGTTCAACAAAAAGTTAGTTGACTGGGCAGACATCATTCGTAAGACATTCTACGATGGTGGTATTGATGAGATCATTAGTACACGTAGACTTGTACACATTGTTAAGGCATACCAGATCTTTGGTAACCGTGCTAAGGCAATCACTACTTGTATATCACGTTTTGATGACGAAACTAAGCAAGCATTCCAAGAGTTATATGACAAGGTGGATGCAGATGTTGACTTTGAAGAGAAAGTTTGATATGATTAATGCATACAGTCTTGCGGGTTCTATCATGGATGGAACCTTCGATGATGATTATCCTATCAAAGAGAGGTCTATGGACGTACACCCAATAACAGGTGATCGCACTTATAATGACGAGGTGGTCTGTAAGTATGATGAGGATCAAACACTGGATCTAGCGAAGGAGTATATTCAAAGTACTTACTCGCAGCATTATGCAAATGGTAACTTCCAGACGCTTGATCTCATCGAATCAATTGGTGACGCAGAAGCATTCTGCAGATCTAATGCAATCAAATACCTGAGTAGGTATAATAAAAAAGGTCGTCCTCAGGATGACATTCTAAAGGCAGTGCACTATTGTGTACTATTATATTATTTTAGTTCTAAATGAAACTTTCAAAAAGTACTCTTGATATTCTCAAGAACTTCTCAAACATTAATCAATCAATTTGTTTTAAGCAAGGAACTGAGTTATCAACTCTATCCATTCAGAAGAACATATTGTCTCGTGCTAATGTAGAGGAAGCATTTCCCAAAACGTTTGCAATTTATGATCTAAGTGAATTTCTATCTGGTCTTTCACTATTTGACAATCCAGATTTCTATTTTGAGAATGACAACTATGTTGTTATCAGAGATAGTAAATGTCAATCTAGATATTTCTTTGCAGATCCTTCTACTATCGTACAACCTCCTGAGACTAAGGTGGAACTTCCTAGTAAGGATGTATGCTTTACAGTTGCATGGAGTGATATCTCTAACATCATTAAGGCAGCAGCAATCTATCAGATTGAAGATCTAGCAGTTGTTGGTGATGGTCAAACTGTTAAACTTGTCGTACGTGATAAGAAGAATGATACATCTAACAGTTATGCTGTCAAGGTAGGGATTACCGACAAACAATTTTGTTTCAACTTTAAGGTTGAAAACCTCAAGTTGTTACCTGGTGATTATGAGGTTACTATTAGTAAACAGAATGCATCTCTATTCAGAGACGCAAGTAGAGATCTTGAATATCTCATCGCACTAGAACCTGATAGCAAGTATGAAGGATGATTTTCTATGGGTAGAAAAGTATCGTCCGCAAACTATTGAGAATTGTATTCTTTCACCTGATATTAAGAATACATTTCAATCATTTGTTAAAAATGGAGAGGTACCTAACCTACTCTTATGTGGCACTGCTGGTATTGGTAAGACCACAATCGCAAAAGCATTATGTAGAGAACTAGGAGTTGATTCTTATCTGATCAATGGATCTGATGAGGGTCGTTTTTTAGACACTGTACGTAACCATGCAAAACAGTTTGCTTCAACTGTATCGTTGACCTCATCATCAAAACATAAGGTCATCATTATTGACGAAGCAGATAATACTACACATGATGTGCAGTTATTATTACGTGCTTCAATAGAAGAGTTTCAAAAGAATTGTAGGTTTATTTTTACCTGTAATTTTAAGAACAAAATTATTGAACCACTACATTCTAGAACAACAGTTATTGATTGTAATGTCAGAGGAAAGAACAAACAACAGATCGCTGCCAAATTCTTTGAGCGATGTCGTGATATTCTTACCAGAGAAAATGTACAGTTTGATAATGCGGTGGTCGCTGAGGTCGTCCAGAAGTACTTCCCAGACTTCAGAAGAACACTCAACGAACTCCAAAGGTATTCTGCCACAGGGTCTATTGACACTGGCATTCTGGCGGTATTAAATGATGTTAAACTTGGGGAGTTGATATCATCCTTAAAGAACAAAGAGTTTTCTGTCGCACGTAAGTGGGTCAATAGTAATTTGGACAATGATCCTAATGCTATATTGAGAACTGTATATGATAGTTTGTATGATGGTTTAAAACCTCAGAGTATACCTCAAGCGGTTTTAATCATATCTAAATATCAATACCAATCAGCATTTGTTGCTGACCAAGAAATTAATTTATTAGCTGCTCTCACTGAATTGATGGTGGAGTGTGAATTTAAAT